CGGGTAAAACCACCATATTTCAGAAAAACTGGAGTTGACGCCGGCACATACTTTCTCACTTTGAGCACTATTAAAGTCATCAAACACGTAACTTCTAACGCTACAGGGTAGTTTTTGAACCTGCCCACTGTAGATATAGAAATCTTCAACACCCATCCAATAGATGTTGTCATCTACTGCGGCGGCGGACAATGGACTAGCAATAGTTATGTTCTCAGCAACCTGCGTAATACCAAAAGTAAACGGAGGCCCAATAAACTGCATAGCGTGTAGCGAGGAATCGGTCCACACCATGATTTGTTGTTTTGTTTCTACGGCCATAATGATTTCAGAACCCGAACCCAACCTCAAGTCACCGGCAGTGTTGGTAGCCAAAGACTCCCAAACCAACGGGTTACCTTGATTCGAAAACCTTATTAGCAAGGGGTCTTGAACGCCAATAGAGTTCTGAGCATCACACCCAAACACTATCGTGTGTCTGTCAACATCGGATACAAGGACTTGTTTAGCAATGGTTGGCGTCGTAGGGTCCGTGGATAAATCGGATAAAGCTTGTGCAGGTCGGAAAGGCGCGGACCGCGCACTTTTGTCCCAGTAAAATATTCCGGCATCCCGAACGTTAATTAACAGGTCTTCACCTAAATTATCGTGGGTCCATATACGTAAAGTAGAGCCCGAAACAAGCAAACTAGCACTAGAACCCCATGTATCACGGCCCCATGTACCTGCGCCCCAACCGGTTCCGGACACCGTAGTGTCTAGTCCGATGTTAACTTGATAAGCTCCAATAATACTTCCGCCACCATTACCCGAATCAGACCCGTTAGCCACAACCGGAACGTAGACTAGAACTCCGTCAACGGTGTTATCCGCAACCGTGCTGACCGTGCGAGCAATAAAGGTATAAGCATTAACGCTAGTAACAGCAACAATTTCGTATTCTTGATTTAAAACAGCCGCTGTAATGGTTCCGCCAAGAGTAGCCGCACCGCTAAAGGTTACAAAGTCCCCGGCAAGAGCCCCGTGATTGGAGTCAGTCGCTGTAATGGTTGAAGAGCCGTTGGTCGCGGAGAATACAACGCCGCCCGCCGCAGTAGAAACACGTAAAGGCGTAATGTCGTTAAAACCACCACCCTCATCTACGTAGTATTTCAGATGTGTACCCACACCTAAAAATTGAGTACTGTCTAGGGCTACAAAAGGATGCAAAGCTCGTGCGGTACCTAAGTAAGATCGCCCAGATTTTTTTGCCCAACCGCCTATTTTTTCAGGCGTTCCAAACCGAAACCTTATTTTATCGCAATCAAACCATCCCCCCTCGTTCGTATACGACGTGGTTTCACGATTAACACCGGGTCTAAACTGCAATTTAGTAAGGGGCATTTCATCTCACTTTTAAAGAAAGGGTATAATTGTAATTATTCTCACCCCTTATGGTGTATAGTATAAACCTGTAATTTCTCAGATTTACCTTTAGCTTCTATTGGAGGTAATAATTGTAACCTACTGCAAGCGTTTTGTGCAGTCTTATCTCCTATCAAGACATCTACGCCCGCCGCTTTAGTACCGGACTCTAACCGAGCCGCAACATTTACAGCATCGCCAATAGCGGTGTAGTCAAACCGTTGTTCTGATCCCATGTTCCCTATGATGGCCTCGCCGCTGTTAATACCTATGCCAATCTTAATGGGCGGCAAACCTTCTGTTTCAAACTCGACATTTAATTCGGCCATGTTTAGCTGTATTTGTTTAGCACATTGTATTGCTTTTTCTTCGTGCCCTTCTAGGTCCAAAGGAGCACCGAATATTGCCATCATGGCGTCTCCGATAAACTTGTCTGTACAGCCTCCAAATTTTTTTACAGCAGTTTGTTGTGCAGTAAGGGCCTTATTCATTATATACGTCACTTCTTCGGGGCTTACACTCTCTGACAGCGCCGTGAACCCACGAACATCAGTGAACAGGAACGTACAGTACCGTTTTTCACCCCCTAAACGTAGTAATTCGGGGTTATCTTGCAGTCTTTTAACCTGCCGTGGATCTAAGTAGTGTTCAAACTGCTTCTTAATCTGTTGTCTTAGCTTGTATTGTTCTTTATAATTTAGATAAAATGTAACACTAGCAACTACAAACTCAGAGATCAGCGACCACGTGACATCAATTAAAACTCCCTGCCGTATAAGATAAACCCCTAGCAGTGCAGTGCCGGACATAACACCTAGCGATAACCCTAAACCTATGTAGACTCCAAAGTAATTAAGACCTACGAACACTAGTAAAACACCAAGCAGTAATACCACTGCCTCATATAACACCGCTGTAGGTGGTATCATTGGCATCGGCTTACTAGAGGCGTGTAGAATTGTTTCAACTAGTGCCGCTTGTATCTCATGCGGGTACAGCAACCCTGACGGTGTAGCTACCTGCGGCAATATTCCTTTAGCGGTAGTCCCTATGATTACCATCTTGCCTTCTACATCCATAGCCTGTAAAGAAGTGCTGTCTGTTTTAACCCAGTTTACCCACACTCTACCACCACTATCAGTTGGGATAGGGTTTAGTTGTTTGACTCTTATCTCCTGTATGCCATCATGATTTGTCTTGATAACATATGTGCTTGTTTCTGTAACAGCTTTAAGTAGCTGTGTGCCGAAGCTTGCTATCCAACCATCAGGACTTCGCATCAGTAATGGCATACGCCGCACTAAGCTATCAACATCTACAGGGGCTGACACAATTCCTTGAAGCGACACATCTCTAAGGGCTTGGATGTTCTGCGTAACCCCTTGAGCTTTTATACCGCCCGTATCTTTGCCTAGTATTACTGTGCCTTCAGTCTTAGGAATCTCTTTGTAGCCGTCAGTCTCAAACATAGCAATGACACTAGGGTAATAGGACAACGCTTCTGCAAATACTTTGTCACCTCCGAACCTGTCAGGCTCGCTAAACACAACAACCCACGATACTGAAGCGGCTCCGGCATTCAATAGGTCTATGTGTATATCAGCTAGACGCTCTCTAGGAAACGGCCAACCACCACCTTTGTGTATGTCAGACTCAGTGAGGTGTAACAGAATTATGTTGCCTGTTGGTTCCTCTGTTTGTACAAGGGCATCAAAGGTTCTAAGTTTTAAAATCTCAACCGCTGTAGGTTGGTATATTAGAACTGAGAATAACAGTGCAACAACAAGACCTATAATTAGTTTCTTCATTACCCGCCCTGTACTATTCTTATTGTTGAGTCACCGCCGTTAATCTTTATAGTATTAGAGACTCCATCTTGTATTAGTATAACCGTGTAACCACCCACAGTGTTTAAATCTAAGCGCGTAAACTCACTTACTCCCCTTATTAGGCTTATGGTTGGCCCTGAAATAAGTGTTGTTATCTGTGTTGACGGATCTGATCCTAGTGCTGTGCCTGTAACTGTTACGCCTGATACTTGAGCTAGTCTATCTTCTTCTTCTGCTATGCCTAGCGCATCTAAAATATTTAACATATCTTCTAGGTAATTAACATCTAAGAAGTTTATATCTAGTTCTGTGAACTCTAAGTTGTCAGCGGCTAAAAAGTCCTCTGCAAGATAGTCTATGTCTAGATCATTAAAGTCTAATATGTTTGCAGTCTTGGCTGTTTGTTCTTCTGCAATTACTACTTCTTTCTTGGGCGGTGTAACGATTAACATGTTGTCAATAAAGTCTAATGTTAAGTCCAGTATTACAGGCTTAGATGGGGCTGACTCAAACACAGACACCGTTGTAGCTTCGTAAGGCTTGTTTAGCAACACACTACCCATCGCAGTTACAACTTCTATTTCTCCGCTAGAGACTCCATACTGATTAGGCAACAAGATAATAAGGCTACGTCCTAGCTCGTCTACTGTCGCAGTAAAGTCTGTCCCGCGAATCGCAATGTCGGCTACGGGGGTGCGGAGCTTAATGCGGCGCTTGTCAATCTTTCCTAGCTTGCCGCTAATAAACCTTGCTGTGCCTAGCCCAAAAGTAAGCGCCATTTTTGCTTTGCTTGGATCAGGGTCATAGACATATTCATCTATGGTTAACTGCGAGTGTTCGGTCAACCTTACTGTAGAATCATCAAGGAAAGTAAGTGCCATTCTTCCGTTGGTAGTAAAGGCTTCGTCATTAGATTGTATAGAGAAATCTAAATCTGCATCTTTTTTTTCTGAGCCTCTTTTAATCTGTGCAGTTCCAAAGACTTCAGAGACTCCACCTATATCAGCAACCGATGCCTGTACCTTGGTCATTTTGAATAACACACACAGTACCAGAACTGCCAATCGAAGTAATTTTAAGCCAGTCATTATCTTGTGTACTCAGTTGCTGTATGTTAAAAGTCCGGCTACCGCCTGTTTGATCAAGATAGAAGTAACCTCCTGCTGAAGCTGTCACACCGCTCCCCGTATAGGTAAGAGTATTATCACTACCATCAATATCAACATAGTTAGTAGCACCATCAATGTTAATGTTAGACGTTATTGTGTTGTTTGAACCCTGTATAATCCAATCTAAGTCTAGTGTTGCCGCTAAAGCAGAAGTACCTTGGTTTAACGTAAAGGTGTTACTGGCTCCCGTTACGTTTACTAAGTGGTTTGAACTGTCGGCTCCGTAAGTGTTTGAGGGGTCTACTTGAATAGTAAACAGATTAGTTGAACCCGTAAAGTTGTAGTTACCCGTAAAGCTATCTGCCCAAATATCACCAAAGAATTTATTCGTAGCTCCAATCATGTTAATGTCAAGGGTTAAGCTACTGCCGTCTAGATCAAGAGCCGTTAAGCTTCCTGCTGTTGAACCAAGACCACCAATAAGGTTAGATATACCTAGTTGCTCTATATCTATGTTTGCCGTAGCGCCCGATTGCGTAATGTATATTTCGTTGTCAGCACCGTAAGCAACACCACTCAAGGCACAGCTTAAAATTACTGCTATTTTATTTATCTGTTTCATAAGTCCAGAACCCTCTGTTGTATCCAATGTTTATCAACTCTAGTACGGCTCCCTCTACTGCCTTCATCAACGCTATTGTTGTTGATTCATTGCGCGAGTTACCTGCTTCTATTTCAACAAGCTCCGTACCCATTTCTATAAATTTAAAAACATCATCTGATTGTCCATAACTAAACACTGTTTTTTGACTCATTACTTCTACAAGTATTTCACCTGTAGCTACTGACACCATACGCAACGATACGGTGATATTATCTTCTCTGTACTGTACGCTTTTCCCTATGCCTAAGTACCTAGCGCCTATGCCACCCGTAGTTAAGTTTGTGTCATACGCTATTACTGCACCTTCTAGCAACACACCTGCAAATAACAGGGGTGGTACTGCTTTAGTTACAGTTCCGTCAGGCATTTGTTCTCGCGCAGACCTGATTAACTGCCTTTCTTTTGTTAAGTTATCTAAGCCTACGCGCTCAACAACTCTAAAGAACTTTCCATTACTTGCGTGTTTCAAGGCCCGTATTAACAGGGCGCTTGGTTGTTGTGTGACCGCAGTAGAAAACAGCGCAAAGGAGCTATTGCTTTTTCTTTGGCCTGTCTGGTCTGTAAATGATGTAGGGTACACAGCAACAATAGGCTTTACCTTGGGAGGTAATGCATTCATAAGGCTCTGTGATTGTAGTTGTTCTATCTTTACTACATCATTAGCTTCAAATCTTTGACTAAGAGTATCTTCAAACTGGTCAAATACCGAACAACTAGAAAGTAAAAGAACCGATAGGCAAAGTAATAGTTGTCGAATTTCCATCAGCATCCGTTATAATTAGGGTTATGAAATCGCCATCAGTAAAATATTCTATAATATTTCCTTCTAGCTCTAGTATTCCTGACTCGCTCATTGTCTCGCCGAACAGATTATTAACTAGTTGGCGGCTAAGCTCTGCGTAGATGCGTGATTCTAAGTTGCGTATAAACCTTGCAAGCGTAGTGTTCTCTGCGTCCCGCTCAAGCTCTTCTTGATACGCTTTTATTTCTGCGGCTATATCAGCCTTCCGATTAAACTCTTGGTTCTCAATGGTTAGATAGTGACTAGATGTGTTGATGCCATTAAAGCTAGGGCTTTTAAACTTATGCGTCATCTGATCTGCAACCGCAGAATTGCATAACAACAGCCCTATAATTACAAAACCTTTAATCTTTTCT